ACAGCGAGGTATGAAGCATAATGAAATTAGTATTAGACGTAGAAAATACAGTGACGCATCGTAATGGTAAGATGCATCTTGACCCCTTTGAGCCAGACAATTCACTAACTATGATTGGTGTGTTAACTGACCAAGGTGTTGAGAGACACTTTCCATTTGACCATGCAGATGTTCCCAATCAAAAAGATTATCATGAGCGTGTGCAATGGTTTTTAGATGAGGCAACTGTACTCATCATGCACAATGCAGCACACGACTTGCTGTGGCTATGGGAGTCAGGATTTAAGTATGATGGCCCTGTGTTTGACACAATGCTTGCTGAGTATGTGCTACAGCGTGGGCAGAAAAAACCTTTGTCTCTTGAAGCTTGTGCAGAAAGATATGAATTAGATACAAAGAAACAAGACACCCTTAAAGAATACTTTGCCAAGGGGTATAGCACACGTACAATACCTTATAATGAGTTGACTGAATATTTGTCTGCTGACCTTCATGCTACACAGGAATTATCTGATAAGCTGATGTATAGACTAAACACTACAGACAGTAGGTTATATGACACAGTTACTCTCACCAATCAGGTTTGTGTTTCACTGTCACGTATTTATCAAACAGGATTTACTGTTGACAAGGATGCATTAGATAGTGTAAAACAAGAGTATGAAGAAGAACGAGAACAGTTAGTAAAGGATTTGCAAAAGCATGTTCGTAATCTGATGGGTGATACACCTATCAATCTGAATAGTCCAGAGCAGTTGTCATGGGTTATCTATTCACGTAAGGTCAAAGATAAAACGTATTGGGCTAATACGATTGACCCTTACATGGATGACACAGACTTCCGCACTCTCCTGTCCAGTGGCACAGAGCGTCTGTACAAAACCAAAGCGGTTCAATGTACAGATTGCTCTGGGTCTGGATATATAACTAAGACAAAGAAGGATGGCACACCATATGCAAGACCTAATCGTTGCCCTACTTGTAATACTGCAGGGTTTTTGTTCAATTCCACAAGCGAGATTGCTGGCCTCAAGTTTAAGCCACCATCATCTAAGTGGGCTAGTGCGAATGGTTTCAGCACAAGTAAGCAGAATCTTGAAACACTTGGTAACATAGCCAAGGCAAAAGGTATGACAGATGCAGCAGAGTTTCTGTCTAAGGTCAGGCGTTTGAGTGCCGTTGATACATATCTATCCTCATTCGTTGAGGGTATACGTACATACACTAAGAGTGATGGTAAGTTGCATGTTCGTTTATTGCAGCACCGCACACAAACTGGTCGTCTCTCTGGGGCTGACCCTAACATGCAGAACATGCCACGTGGTGGTACGTTTCCTGTAAAGAAAGTATTTATTTCACGCTGGAAAGAGGGCAAGATACTTGAGGCTGACTTTGCACAGTTAGAGTTTCGAGCAGCCGCTTTCCTATCACAAGATGGAGTTGCAATTGAAGAAGTTTCTACTGGATTTGATGTACACAGTTACACCGCTAAAGTTATTAGTGAAGCTGGTCAGCCTACGAATAGACAGGATGCAAAAGCGCACACCTTTGCGCCCCTTTACGGGGCAACGGGGTACGGACGCACACCTGCCGAAGCAAAATACTACACCCACTTCACAGAAAAATACGAAGGAATTGGGATTTGGCATACCAGATTGGCTAAAGAAGCTTTAAACACAGGTGTTATACGAACACCATCAGGTAGAGAGTTTGCTTTTCCTGATGTTGTACGCAAGGCAAGTGGCAGAGTATCCCACTTTACGCAGATAAAAAATTACCCTGTTCAGTCTTTTGCTACTGCTGATATTGTGCCAATCGCATTGATGCACATTGAGGGATTGCTTTCCAATATGAAATCATGTATAGTCAATACAGTGCATGACAGTATTGTTATTGACGTGCATCCTAACGAAGAAAGGGCAGTAATAGATGCAATCAATAATACAAACAAAGAGTTACCTAATTTGATTGCATTAAGATGGGGAGTTAACTTTAATGTACCCCTTCTTTTAGAGTCAAAAATAGGTGACAATTGGCTTGACACGAAGGATGTAAGCTGATATAACTATCGAACTTTCAACTAAGATAAGGAGTAAAACATATGACACAACTCACAACAATTGATACTAACAACTACGCAGCTATGGCAAAGGCAATGGGTATTGCATCTGAAGCAAATAACTCAAAGCAAAAGTCTAGCAGCTTGGCTCGTTTGCGTATCAATCATAGCCCTGTCATGGGGCAAACAGAAGTAAAGGGTAAGATGGTCAACATGGAAGTTGTCTCTGGCGGTACATACAAGCTAGAGATTCCTGATGGTGAAACTTACTATGCTTCATCAATTAAGGTACGTCCATTCATGCAGCGTTTCATGTACAAGCGTTTTGTACGTGGCATGGGTGATGCACCTAATCGTTATGTTAAGACACTCATGTCAGATGACTTGAACATAGACCTCAAGGATAATGACGGTGGCTTTAACTGCGGCAAACCTGCTGGTTACATTAAGGACTTCAAGGCATTGCCAGAGAAGATGCAAGATTTAATTAAGCAGATTAAACGTGTCCGTGTTGTTCTTGGCACAGTAGAATTGTCAGATGCCATCACTATCAATGGTGATTCAACTGACCTTGGTGCTGTTCCATTCATATGGGAGATTGACAATCGTGATGCTTTCAAGATTGTTGGTGAAAGTTTTACCTCACTTGCAAAGATGCAACGTCTTCCAGTGCAACACTTAATTACGGCTAACACTCAGGAAAGAAAGTTACCTAACGGTAATGCCTTTTACCTTCCAGTAGTGTCGCTAGATGTCTCAAAGACAATCAACATCAGTGATGAAGACCAAGCAATGTTTGCTGACTTCATAGCATGGGTGGATAACTACAACTCATACATCGCAAATGCATGGGCTGAAAAAGCTAACTCAGACATGGATGATGATGACATTGATGTTGTGGATGACTTGGTTGATATTGAGATTGAGGAAGACGAGGTAGCGTAATGAACCATCCTGCTGAACTTGCATTGCATCAGTACATGGAAGATGCGGTATCAGGCAAAACAACAATGTCTGATACCACCATTGACCAAGTAGCAAGCGACATTAAAGATGCACTCAAGAGGCAGTTTGGTGGTAGCAAACGGGGTGACTTCAGACTACGTATGTCTAACGTGGGTCGCCCCGCTTGCCAACTTTGGTATGAGAAGAACAAACCGGATGTTGCACTACCAAAGCCTACAACATTTGTAATGAACATGATGCTTGGAGACATCGTTGAAGCTGTTTTCAAAGGGTTGTTAAAAGAATCAGGAGTGGCATATGAAGATAATGAAAAAGTTACTTTGGACTTGCCTAACGCTAACATTTCTGGCACATATGATATTGTCATTCGGGATGCAGTTGACGATATTAAATCAGCTTCCGACTGGTCATACAGAAATAAGTTTGAATCCTACAATACTCTGGCAAGCAGCGATGCCTTTGGATATGTTGCACAACTAGCAGGATATGCAAAAGCATCAGGCAAAAAAGCTGGCGGTTGGTGGGTAGTAAACAAAGCAAATGGTCAGTTTAAGTATGTGCCTGCCAGTGGTATGGACATAGATAAAGAGTTAACAAAAATACAGTCTACTGTAGACAACGTAAATAAAAATAAGTTTGAGCGTTGCTTTGAACCAGAGGTTGAAACCTTTCGAGGAAAAGAAACAGGAAATAAAGTTCTTGGTAAAACATGTTCATTCTGTTCATACAGAAATGACTGTTGGCCTAACCTAACACGTCTACCTGCTGTTATGTCACAGGCAAAAGAACCTAAGATGGTTGACTATGTAGAACTAGCAGAGAAATACAATGCCGCCTAACTTTAAACAGTTTCGAGCAGCACGTAAATATGGGTATCGGTCAGGCTTAGAGGTAAAGCTATCTGATTATTTGAAAGAACTAAAAATTGACTTTGGTTATGAATGTATTAAGATAGAATGGGAAGACCTAGCCTACCGTACTTATACACCAGACTTTGTACTACCTAACGGTATCATAATAGAAACAAAGGGAATGTTTACAGCAGCAGATAGACGTAAACATCTGGCTATAAAGAAGCAGCATCCCAAATTAGATATACGTTTTGTGTTTGAAAACCACAGACGTAAACTACGAAAGGGTGCTAAGTCTACCTACGGAGAGTGGTGTGACAAGCACGGATTTATGTGTTACAATAGAATCGTGCCTGAAGAATGGTTAAAAGAGAAAGGCAAGAACAAACACCCAGAGTTTATCAAGTTCTCTGGTACAAAAGTAAAGAGGAGAAAGTGATGAGCAAGAGAGAGTATGACAGAGTACAACCAGAGGATTTTATTGTTCGTATTAGACCAACACAAGATAGTGATGGCGTATGGAATGGCGAGATTGATGTTGCAATTATAACGCAGCCAGAAAATTCTTTAGATGAAGAAGATTATTTTCAAGTAATGCACTTCTGTAAGATGCTTGCATCAACAATTCCAGTGATGGAATTAAATGAAGATTTTCGTGAATTAGTACATACTTATGTTATGGAAAAGGTTGACAAGCACTACGAAGTTGAGTTAGAAGATAAGCCAAGGGTCATTGAAACAGATGGCAACGTAGTTAAGATTGACTTTGGTACAAAAACAGAAGGGAGTGCATAATGACAAGTTACAAAAACATAATGGAAAAAATAGAAGAAGGATATGAGAAAGCTGGCAAAGAAGTTTATGGAAATGTAAACATGGTAGATAGCCCACCTCATTATAATAACACTGAGATTGAATGTATAGAAGCTATTGCCGCAGCTACTGGTGATGGATTTGAATACTATTTGCAGGGTAACATTATGAAATATCTATGGCGTTATCGTTATAAGAATGGCGTTGAAGACTTGGAAAAAGCACGATGGTATTTGAACAAGTTGATAGTTGAAGTTGAGGGTCTTTACGATGATAAGAGTTAAGATGTTTCTTACATTGGATGTAGACCCAGAAGAATATCCGGTTCCTGCTGACGAGAATGTAGCAGAAGAACTAGAAGAAAGCCTTCAGGAATACTTGTATGACATAGAAGGAATTAAAATACGTAACATTAGAACAATACAGGAGTGACCCTATGATAAGTAATCATTTACCTACAGACTACCAAAACTTTATTGCGTTATCCAGATACGCAAGGTGGAAAGAAGACGAACAAAGACGAGAGACATGGAGTGAAACAGTACAAAGATACTTTGACTACATGGAAAAGCATTTAAAAACTAATCATAAGTATAAGTTACCCGTTGACTTGCGTGTTGAATTAGAAGATGCTGTACTAAATCAAGACATCATGCCAAGCATGAGAGCCTTAATGACATCTGGTCCTGCACTGGACCGTTGCCATGTAGGTGGATACAATTGTTCATACGTGCCTGTGGATAGCCCACGTGCGTTTGATGAGACAATGTATATACTCATGTGTGGCACAGGTGTAGGCTTCTCTGTTGAACGTCACAACATTGAGAAGCTACCAATCGTCAACGAAGATATGCATCACACAGATACTATCATTAAGGTTGGCGATTCACGTCCGGGCTGGGCTAAGTCACTACGGGAACTTATTGCCATGCTATACGCTGGTCAGATTCCTAAGTGGGATGTATCAGAGGTACGCCCCGCAGGTGCAAGGCTCAAGACATTTGGTGGTAGAGCCAGTGGCCCAGCCCCTCTTGAAGAACTCTTTGAGTTTTGCATAGAGAAGTTTAAGGCAGCATCAGGTCGTAGATTATTTCCTATTGAATGTCACGATATTATGTGCAAGATTGGTGAGGTTGTAGTTGTCGGTGGGGTCAGACGCAGCGCACTCATAAGCCTATCAAACCTGAACGATGACCAGATGAGTCATGCAAAAGCAGGTATGTGGTGGGAAAACGAAGGACAACGTGCGCTTGCAAACAACAGCGTTGCCTACAAAGGAAAGCCACAGATGGGTACGTTCATGCGTGAATGGCTATCGCTGTACGAAAGTAAGTCAGGTGAACGTGGTATCTTTAATCGTAAGTCTGCACAAGTACAGGCTGCAAAGAATGGACGCAGGGATGCGGAACAAGATTTCGGATGTAACCCCTGTAGTGAAATTATATTACGTCCTTATCAGTTTTGTAATCTGTCTGAGGTAGTTGTTCGTGAAACAGATACACAACAATCTCTAACAGAGAAGGTACGTTTGGCTACAATACTAGGTACGTTCCAATCTACACTGACTAACTTTCGCTATCTGCGTAAGATATGGAAGGATAACACAGAAGAAGAACGTCTGCTTGGTGTATCACTAACGGGTATCATGGACAATGAAATGACTTCAGGTAGGTCTGCTCATATTGGTATGAACATAGGCACTACACTAGAAGCACTAAAAGATGTCGCTATCAATGCTAACAAAGCTATGGCAAAGCAGTTAAAGATACCGCAGTCTACAGCTATCACGTGCGTCAAACCATCAGGAACTGTATCACAGTTGGTAGACAGCGCATCAGGTATACATGCAAGGCATAATCCTTATTACATTCGTACTGTACGGGGTGATAACAAAGACCCATTAACACAGTTTATGGTAGCACAGGGTATTCCTGCAGAGCCAGACGTAATGAAGCCAGATAGCACAACAGTGTTTAGCTTCCCAATGAAGTCACCTACTAATGCCGTACACAGAACATCTATGTCGGCTATTGAACAGCTTGAGTTGTGGTTAAAATATCAACGTCACTGGTGTGAACACAAACCATCTGTTACAATTAGTGTAAAAGAAGACGAGTGGATGGACGTAGGCTCATGGGTATATAAACACTTTGATGAAGTATCAGGCATTAGCTTCTTACCATTTAGTGAACATACATATAAACAAGCACCATATCAAGATTGCACCAAGGAAGAGTACGAAGAGATGAAAGCACAAATGCCTAGTGCTATTGATTGGGTTGTACTACGTGACTTTGAAAAGGAAGACACTACATCAGGTGGGCGTGAGTTAGCTTGTACTGCAGGAGTATGTGAAGTTGTTGACTTAACTGCAGCATAATGATAGAGTGTAGTGGATTAGACTTGCTGTGGTGGCAGTGGTGGATACTCGTGATGATTACAGTAAACACCACTCTCAACTTAGTTGTATTCTTCAAGCATAGGTTTAAGAAGAAATGAACAAGTTAATTTGGAAACAGGCAGAGGGGTGGATAGAATATGACCCGCCCCAAAGCCACCCTTGTTATGAAGAGTGGATGAAACTGAAAGAAAAGGAGAAAGAAAATGAATCTGAGGCAAATACTAATTGATGCAGCACGTTCGCATTATGCTGGACATATTAATAAACACATTGCTAATGTAGAAGTGTTGCTTAATAATCCTGCAGGTATAGGTGAGCATCAAGATATACAAGAGTCAATAGAAATTGAGTTGGGTCACATTGCTGATTACCACGATAAGATGGAAATGCTTACTAAGTTTTTTATAGCAAAGAAAGGAGAAGATAATGTTGAACACACTGAAAAAGAATAAGGTAGACATAGATAGCTACACAAATCAAATTCCAGTTAAAGAGGATGGGGATACTTGGTACTATAGCCCTAGTGGATATCGTCAACGTGTTTCCACACATGCTGCTAAAAATAATAACAGGATGTTTGTCAATGGTAAGTACATTCCTAAGACGCATCCGTTACACAAACCCGGTAGGTACAAGTCACTAGATGACGCTTGGTCACATAACAAGATTGAGTCTGTAAATGAGGGTGAGGTTTACGCAATCGGAAACAAAGCATGGCCTGATTGGGTCAAGATTGGTAAGGCCGTTGATGCAGATGATAGACTTAACGGATACCAAACATCGTCACCGTTTCGTGATTACTTTGTAATTACAAAAATAAAAACAGACAATCGACATGATGCAGAAAGAAAAATGCACAGATTGTTTGAAAGCAAAGCAACGAAACGAAACAATGAATGGTTTAAGATAACATCTAACCAGACAAAGGATTTGTTTGATGGATTTAGAACAGCAAGCTAAAGATTGGTTAAAGGAGAAATACAAAGACATGCAAATGAATGACTATCAAAATAAGTCAATTGAGTTTGCTATCTATCCAGCCACGCACAGGATTTTATATCCTGCGCTTGGTCTGGCAGGTGAAGCAGGTGAGGTTGCTAACAAAGTTAAGAAGTTCATTAGAGATGGTGCTGACAAAGAAGCATTTGAAGTGAAGAAGATTGAAATAGCAGCGGAGATTGGAGATGTTCTATGGTACTGCGCTAATCTGGCACACGACTTGGGTTATACTCTTTCTGATATTGCTTCTGAAAATTATTCTAAGCTATCAGGACGAAGTAAAAGAGGCACACTTGGAGGTGATGGAGACAATAGGTAAGCTATTTATTTTATCACTACTATGTTATTATATGTACTATATAGGTACGATAATACATTACACAATAAAAGAGGGGGCTTAATTGCCCCCTTATTTACGTGAGGCTAACCCGCCTCTGTTCATTTTCTGTGTTCCTAAGAACAGCAATCGTTTAAGGTCTTTGTATCCTAGCTTTTCTAGGTCTAGTGCACCATCCATAAATATTCCTAGACCAGCATCATCTAATTCTCTTTTCTTTCTAGCACCCACACGTTTTGTACTAAACAACGCATCATTCAAATCTTTATCAGATACACCAGATAGAACCTCTTCTGCCTTAAACTTAGCACCTGAAATACTTGTAGTACCTATTCTATTTAGTATAGACCTCATACTCGTTGCAATTTTTTTGCGTTGTCCGTCTGGCAAGTCATTAGGAAGCAATTGAATTGCGTCAACAAAATCATGGCTTTTGTTAGTGTCTAATAAAGTTTCTAATAAATCGTCATATGTTCCACGTGCGCCATATTGTTCTGTAAACTGACCAAGAGATTGCAACTTGTTTAGAACTTCTTTTGTTCTGTTATACATTTGTCTTACACCTTTAGCAGATTCAGGATACTGAACATCTGTATATATAGTATCTTTCTTTTTAAGTATGTCATTTACCATATCCTGACCACGTTGAACTTTAGCTTGAAGTTCAGGATTATCTGCTAGGACTTTAGCATCAAGTAACTCAGGATTTGCTATAGCTTCTTCTGCTTCAAGGTGTATACTCTTTGGAAGTCTGTAACCTATCTGCCCTTTAGCTAATTCAGGTATTACTCTTTTTGTATATTCTTCAGGACTCATATCTCTTGTTAACTCTGGTGGCAAGTCTGCATATACAAGGTTTTTAGTATCACCCGCACCAAATCCCGGCTTCATTGCTACCAATGGGTCACGAGAGGTTGATAACATCTTTTGTTTTAATTCGTTGTGTTCGCCTGTTGATTCACCACTTAATCCTCTTTCACCCCTGAAGTCCTCATAGGCTTCAAAACCCCCTTCTCGAATAGCATCTATTCTTGTTCCGCCAACATCTCCTGCTGGTGCTGATAAGTCCAAGCTAATATCTTCAAGCGCAATTTTTATCTTGTTGTAAGAAAACTTATTATCTATACTTTTGTACACTGTTTCTATTGGACTATCCGTTGACACTCCTGTTTCTGGGTCAAAGAAATAAACATCTAAATTACCGTCCTCATTTTTTCTAAACTGAACGGTAGCAGGTGTGACTTCTCCATCTGGGCTACCAACAGGAACAGCTATTCTTCCATCTTGCTTCTTTATTATATCATCTGCGGATAATGCTGCATCGTCACCTATCTTGGAACTGTCAAACATGTCTAAGAGGGGGTCTCTTATATACGTACTTTTAAAGCTGCCCATAAGGTTTGTGTATCTTTTACCCTCAGATGCACGAGAGGAACGCATACTTGAAGCACCATGAAATACTTTAGGTGTAGGTTTTTGTTTGGGTTCACCACTAAATTCGGCTTCCTCTATATCTACAGTTTTTCTACCACGTGTAGCCAACCCTTTGTCCAGTATTTCTTTTGTCTGTTCAGACGCACGTGACTTGGCGGTTTCCTTAACACCTTTCTTTAGTACATCAGCTACTGCACCACCTGCTGGTATAAAACCTGCCAATGACAATGCACCAAGCGCACCACCTAATCCCATGTCGATGATGTCACCTTCTTCGTAGCCTTCTTCAATAAGCGCACGTGCCATACGCATATCCTCTGGCAGTTCGGTAGCAGCTTTGATGTCACCAACTATAGGTGTCATATCCAAAGCAAATTCACCTACTGTTTGTAACATTTTTACGTCAGGATAAAAATCTGTGTTATCCTCATCATCTGCATTAAACAAATTTAAATCTAAATTACCTGTTATGCTTTTCACCGAACTACTCCACCAGTTCTGATATCTTCTTTGTTAGCGGTTTCTACTGCCCAACGTAACACATTCATATCACGTCCACCAACTGCAATTGACTCGTTTCTTTCACCCAAAATAGAACCACCACCGTAATCTTCTTCATATCTTTTTTGTACAACATCCTTAATTAACTTAGGTGTTCTATCCCAAGCTGTTAAGTCTAGTGATGTATAAGGTTCACCTGCTTCTGCTGCTTCACGTTCTATACGGTTGGTTGCTCTTTCTTTTGCTCTTTCTACTACCTTGCTTACCTGTTCTTTAAGTTCAACCCTACGCTCTTGAATATTTTTATTTTGGTATGTTTTACCCAGAATAACATTCTCTAGTTTATCCGTAAGATTAAGCGCACCATCTTCACGTGACAGTTCTTGACGCATGTACATATCTAACCTGTCATTAGGCTGTCTTTTGTACAACTCATAGCTATCTATGTTTAATCGGGCCATCTCCTTTTGCAAGATAGTTTTCTGTGGGCGTTTGCCCATACCAAACAGTTGCTTTTCTACTGCATCCTGCGCCATTAACGGTCCTGTTTGAAAAGGTGAACGTGCTGGTCTATCATATCCACCTGCAGGGAAGTCTGGCATTGCACGTAGTCCACGAGCCTTTGCTGTTTCATACACAATATTAAAGAAACTTGTTTCCTTTTCTACCTCACCTGTTCGTGTCTCTGGTATGTAACGAGACTCTTTATCAAGCGGAGCATAGAAATCTTTTATTACAGATGCAGGTAGTGTGTATGTATTTATCAAGTTACCTACTGCTTCACCAATTATCTTTGGAGATTTTTGATTACCAACATCAGTCCATAGCTGGTCAAGCATGTACAAACCAAAACCTGTTCTAAACGTAGAACCAAGCAGTGCTTGTGAGGCATCTCTAAAATACTTACTAGAAGATGTAGGAAGAGTGCCATTATAACCACGATACATTAAATCTGCAGCAAGCATGAACGGTGCAAAAGGACCATAGACAGGTCTGCCATCTACAATCTTACCATCATTAGTTTTTATCTCATACCAGTTATTTGTTTCACCTTGCTTTGTTCTCCAAGCAAGAGCAGTGCCAAGCATAGCCATGCCTGTCATTTGTCTAGCTATTTTTTTACTTGTGTTTGTTTGGTCAAGAGGATTTGCAAGGCTCATCAACGGAGCATGTTGATAGATAAACTTTAACTGGTTTGCAATGAATCGTGGGAAGGGCATAAAGGTAGAGATAAGAAATGGAAAGTCTTGATGCGTGTTAAGAAAACCACGAACAGCTTTACTAAATCTGTCGTTGCCCTTGAAGCTACTCTGATAGGTAAACTCGTATGCATCGTCAACAGCACGTTGCATAATCTTATCATCAATTTTATTAAAATCACCACGTCTAATTATGTCATTTAAATTTTCACCTGAGTCTGACAACTGTCTTCTAAGTGACGCAGCCATAACTGAACTTTTAAAAAAGTTATCAGATGCCGTGTTTAAAAAGTTTGCTTTTCTTCCTATTTTGGCTAGAACTGTTTCTGAAGATGTAACTGCTGACAGGTCAGCCGCTTCTCTAAATAGTTTAGCTGCCTCTTCAGGAAAAGCATCTGTATATATCTGACGTATAACACTTGCTTCTTGTGGATTAAGTGCATACTTAGCTACATCAAATGTACCATCCAACGGATTACGTAAGTTAAGTACGTTATCAAAAGCACGTGTAGTAGCATCTATACCAATACGCAAGCCACCATTGATATTGTTACGCATGGTGGTAGCAAGCTGAGATGTCATCAAACCAAGACGCAAACTATCTAAGTCTTTTATGTAGTGTCTTCTTTCCGCATCAACAGTAGCACGTCTAGCTTCTGCACCTGATAGGGGTGACACACCTGCTTCATTTAACTTATCTATATCGTCAACAAATCTATCAACAACATTCTTAGCAGGTTTTAATGCAGGGTCAACTGCACGTTTTACCACACTACCTTGTGCCAGTGTTCGTCCAGCCTCTGACATTTCTGCGTAGTACACAAGAGAAAACTGGTCAAGAGTAAGATTGTGTTCATCCATAATATTGCGAATGTCTTTAACCTTATCCAACTCACCTTCCTGAATTAATCTTGTTATACCCTCAGTTATTCTGTCACCCTTTTTTAATTTTAGTTTTTTAGAAACTTGCAGGGTAGCAGCAGTAATATTTTTAAATACATCAGAACCTAGTGCAGCTTCCATAGTTTCACCGGGCTGTAAGTCCTGTTTCAACTTACGCCCTATGGCTACCTTTGTAGGGTCAAGCTGGTTTAGTCCACGCTGCACCCGTGTTATATCTTTTGGGGAATTGTCTTTGAGTATGCGTGCTGTAGCTTTACTTGCCTTATTTGCTTTTTCAGCCGCAGCAAACTGTGCTGCTTCGTATAACTCATCTGCTTCTTTGCCTTTTGTCATGGCACGAGAAGCTACTGGAAAAGATAGTAGTCCACCTGTCACACCTGATATTGCAGCAGTTAAACCTACCTGACCTTTGTCTATCTTATCTTGCAGTCCTGTTTCTACCCGCACTTCTTCTTGTGCTAGTGCTTGACCTGCACCTATAGTTCCCTCTACTGCACCAGCAGTCATAGCCCTACGTGTAGCAGTTTTAGTTGCTTCACGCATTGTAGTAGACAGCACTTTACGCAGTCCTATCTTTGCAGCTTGTGTGCCAGCAACGGATGCAGCCTTACCAAACCCACCTGTTGCTAAACCAAGATAAGTCGATGGTGCAGTAGCTATGCCCTGAATATAATCACCCATCATCTTGCCACCAAAAGATGTATCTACTTTATCGTAGGCATCTATCAGTCTAGCAAAACGCTGCTTGCCTTCAAGGTCAGAGTTCTGTGCATACTCAAGGTCACGAAGAGCAGTTACCTCATTTACATTTTGATAACGCATATGCTCCATAAACTTGTCATATGTTTCTTGCGTAGTTAAGGGTTCTTGAATACCGTCACGTTCTCTTAGAAAAAGACCAGCATCCCTAATAAAATCTACGTCAGACAACAAGTCGTCTTCTGATATGTCATCTCTTTGATTGTAGTTTTTTAGCATGTTAGCCTCTAATTTTTCCGATTATCCTGTCTCTCGCTTCAGCAGCTTTTTGTTTTGCTTTTTGTTCACCCTCTTTTTTTAAGTAGTATTCATAGATTTTTCTAACTACATCTTCTATTATGTCTGCTTTCTTTGACCCGGCATCTTCAGGTAATCTTTGTATACGAGAAATAGCATCTGATTCCATAGTTATTGCATCACTAGGAGTTACTCCTTCTGCTTTTTTATCACCAACTTGCCCTCCGCCTTGAGCAGATACTCCCATTCGTTTTGATACAGCTTGTTCTAATTCATCTAAATCAGCAGCACTGTATCTGTTAATGTTTCTTGTTGCCATTTCTTCACGTATAATTCTTTTTAATTTAGCAACCTGCTCTTTCTTTTCGTGGCTATATAGTGGAATACCATCTGCACCTTGGCCTTGAAATACTGAACCTTCTAATCCTGCAAGTATGTTTGCTTCAACCATTCTTGATGCAGTGCTAATACCCGGCTGGCCTGTTTGACCACCTGACAATGCTTGCTTTGCTTTTGCTTCAGCAGTTGGGTCAAACATACGAACTGTGCCACTTACAGGTGAGTCTTCCATAGTTACATCGCCACGTGACAAAGCAGCGAGTGTTTGTATATCAACGCCCATACCTGTTTGATATGCCTCTGCTCTTTTCTTAGCAATTCCTGACAAGTCTTGACCCATGAAACCTTTTGTCTGTCCACCTGCCTCTTCGATAGCATCCGATAAATCCATGCCACGTTCTACCTTACCCATAATGCTATCAAGTATTTGTGCTTTTGTTCTGCCTGTCTCTTTATAGTCAGGAGTAAGTTTTACAATTTCTGCAACATTAAACTTAAAATCAGGACCAAATTCACCTGCAGTAGCTTTCTTAGTGTATTTAATCAGGTCATCTAAACTATTCTCTCTTGCGGCTATTTCAATTTGGTCTCCTGAATAACCATAGTTACTTAGAGTTTCAAACTTCATAGACAAGTCTTTGCGCTTTTGTTTTCTTTCTTTGTAAGCAGGTACACCTAACTCTGTCCACAGACTCATTGTGCTGTCCACAATCTTCTGTGTATTCTTACGCTCTTCTTCCATAATTTCAGAGCCACGTTTGGCAGCACCGCCAAGAAATGAAGACATGATAAACATTTATGCTCTCCTTGCCATTAGACCTTTAGGTTGCAATTTTTCTACAGGTGCTTCTTCTTCCTCTACTACTGTTTCTTCTTTGATAGCGAGTCCAGTTTTCTTTGCAGCTTCCATCATTGCTAGTGCTATTTCAGAATCATCCGGTGTTTCTTCATCTTCCTCTTTACCTTCTAGTGTATAATTTACATCTGCAGCAATAGCCATTTGCTCAATTACTTCAGCTAACACAGGTGATATTAAAATACCAACATCAACACTATGTACACCTTCCATAACACCACCTAGTTGAACAGTATCAACAACAGTATCAATAGGAACCCCCATTTCAAGAATGTCCATTAACTGATTAGCCATCTTTTGACTAGTAATACGAGGCATATAAAACTGCAAAGTTTCCTCAACAGAAGCATACCTTGGTGGATTTTGCCACGGTCTTTCACCCAAAGGTGCAGTCATTGACTGTCCGGGTATAGGTCTATCAAATGATGGTTCACGCTGTGCGTTTAGCATTACCAAATTTCCTTACTTGCATAATTGTTTTTTCTATAAAATCATCACCTTGTTCTTTTGCCTTATCTGGACGCTGCATAAGACTAACTTCTTTAACTTCAGGTTCTTCTTTAAAATCTTTCATTTTTGCCCTAGCCATACGTATAGCTTGCCTTGCTCCATTTGTCATTGTATTTGAACGCATTTTTTAAACTCCATTTTAAAAACTAAATACAGATTTAAATATATCCATTGCAAAACTGCCCATAGCTGAACTAGCCTCTTGCTTACCTACTAGTTTTTGTATATCCATACTAGAGTCAGCAGATATTTTAGCGGTAGCTAATTTATTATGTCTATCTGCAGCATTATCCGCAGATGTCCATGCAAACTCCATTGTGTCAGCATAATAATTCCATAGATTATCGTAGGCTTGTTTACTAACATCAAGTATAGAATTTGCATTTAGTTCGTTTGCTCTGTTTAATGCAGCAGTTTCTAATGTAGCAATTTCTCTACGCCACGTTGCTGCTCGTTGTGCAATTTCTAAATAATTTTGTGCATCAAACATCTCACGTTGATTTAACAACTCAGAATTATATCTCTCTGAAGCATTTATTTGACCTGCATTAGACTGTGCTACCGCATTAGCTTGTGCTGCATTAAACTGAGATGTTTGTGAAAATATATTAGCAAACAATGTGTCCATTTGATTTTGCGACTGAGCATTAATTTGACGTTCCATATTTGTAGCAGCTTGGTCACTAAATATAGACTGTGTTCTTTTTTCACCTTTAAACAACTCTGTTTGCTGTTGGTTAGTTAAATTTTGAGCATCTCTTGCTAAGAAAGCCTGTGCATTTTGAACTGATGCTTGCTGTCTTTTATCTAGGTTTGATAAATCTAATCCAGACAACGCACTCGCTTCTGCAAGTATTAACGCTTGCTCGTTAGATAAGTTTGTCATATTCATACTGTTTGCAAACTTACTATTTTCTAAAGCAATCTGTTGGTCAGCAGTAAAATTTTGATTTGCTACATCTGCAATACGAGAAGCGTTTTGTACCCTTGCTTGAAAGGCTTGGTCAAATTCTTGCCCTATAAACTTAGCACGTTGTTCCGCTGCAAGCATTGCAACTTGCTGACGATTAGATAAGTTTTGAGATTCAAATTTTGCAATCGTAGAAGCATCTGCTTGTGCAATAGGAAGAGCCGCCTCTAGTGTAGCTTGCACAATAGCTTGTCCAGCAAGAGATGATGCGCCAAGTCCACGTGCTGCCATCTGTGCATTTGCATTTCTCAATGCTCCTGACGCCCATGATGGTGGGTTAGCTGCATCAAAGTTTTGCGTAAGTTGAGAAAGTTGACCTTGCACCGTAGCTTGCTGTGAGGGGGTAGCTTCAGCAGCCTGTATCTGTTCAGTAAACTGTGCGGCTGTTTGAGCGTTAGCAACACCTGAAATTAATTCACCCTGTTGTATTTCTCTTTGCACAGGGTTTTCCATAAGAATAGCTTTACCCTTTGCTGCGTCTAAATTACCCACAGAGGATGCTATTTGCTGCGCTGCTGCTACTTTTGCGCGAGGGTCATCGGGGTCTCTCTGCGCAGCTTCTGTAGCTTGCAATGCTGTTTCTATTGCTGGTGCTGCTTGCTGTGCTTGATAGGTATTAGCTTCCACTTCACGTGCAGCTTCCGCTTGTGCAGTTTCAGCTAAAGCAACATCAACTAATGGTGCTGGTTCTTTTAAAGCACCAGTTCCTTCTGGAACAAATTGACGAGGGTCTTCCGCTATTCCCACTGCTTGCGTTACACCGCCTACAGGTAAAGCAGGTTCTGTAACACGCTTTTCAGAAAACCTTACAATGTCACTACCTGCATCTGGTTCGCTTTCTTCACCTTCTTTTGGTGGCACATTAGAAAAAATACCTGACCTATTAGGGTCTGTATCATTACCAATAAAATCTGCATTATCAGTAGGGGGTCCAGCAGGAAAACTTCCGCCACTTTGTACGGGCTGAACACTTCCAAAAGGAACAAAACCACCTGTTTGCATCTTAACCATGCCACCACGTGCCATCTGCTGTGCAGCTTGGGTAAACATATTCATACGTGCCATACGTGCTGGGTCTTGCTCAATAAAATCTTGAAACTTGGACATATCACCTTCATAGCCCATAGCCCCTGCTATTTTATTTAGACCTTCTGGTTTAAATGCTTTGAACTGCATCATAGCTTTTGTTTCCTTGTTGCTTTATATATTTTTATAGCTAAGTATGTTATTGACAAAACACCTACAACTAATGCAACCCATTGGTTTAAGACAGGTAGCCACATTGGTGCAGATATACCGCCTACTGCAATAGCTAAATCATCTGGTTTCATTTTATATCTCATCAGGCCAGTCAGCAATAGGAGCGTTGTCGCCAGTGGGCATACCGTCACTATCTACAGGCACGTCAAACAGTGCCATAAAAGCAGCATGGTCTGCTGCATTTGTTATGGATGTTTCTATCTGTCCAGACTTAGTGCGAACAGCAGCCCTGTATGTAGTTACGTCTGATGGTGTTGTTGCTGTGCTATCCTCAGACTTTCGTGTGATGTACCAGTCTGTCGGGGCTAATAACCCTGCGGCTTGTTGCTTAATGATTGCTTTCCACTGACTTTTTAGGCCCAATGTTATAACTTGTTTGCCCGTCATGGGGTCAATAACCGCTTTACCATCCTCATCAACTTCGTTTACATCCGTAAGTGACCTTGGTATAAGAGTTCCGTCAGTCTGTCTGCCCCAATAAAAACGATTATCGTAAGGTGCTTCTGATGCAGGTGGGTCTTCCCATGTAATACCTATAGCAGCTTTTTCAGAGTCAGAATATCTCATCCAAACTGCAGGGTATTTTGTACCGTCCGTACCTGTAAAGGCTCTTCCCGGTCTTAATGTTGAACCGTTATATTTCCACGGCATGGTTATCTCCTATCGAGCGTTGGAATATTTAAATGGTTGTTCTGCAAAGGCCATGTAAATTACCGTAGCACTTGGGTTTGCGCCTGTGTCGGAACTACGCATTTTAAATCCATTAGATAAAAAGTCTATCGTATCTCCAGAACTTGCTTCAGCATTACCCGCATTTGCATACAAAGGGTCATTGTCATCGTTAAAACCGTTTCTTCGATTGTCTGCCATTGTCCAATTTCCAGCAGCAATTGGTCGTCTGATAACGAATGCAGGACGAAAACCTGTGTAAACAAATACTCCATCGGCGTTTGCATTGCCCGTGTATGAACCAAACTTGCTGTAACCCTCAATTCCACGGAAGCAATATGCTATAATATCCTCGTTTGTTGCCGCAATATTACCATTAGATTGAAATTTAACAGTAGTATCATTTACCGCATTCCAAAATGTAGAAGTAATCCAAGCAGCAGCACCAAAAGTTGAGTTACTTCCTAAAAAACCAAGTTTTAAACCTGCGCCAGCATGATATATCGCAAAATAATTCGAAGAGTCTCTTGATTTTACCCAGACCATTTCTGGTTCTGCACCTAATCCGTGTGGAAAAGTAAGAAAATCACTCGCACCCCTTGCAGTATTTTCAAAACTAACAATACTTATACCGGCTTGTGTATTTGCTTGAACAGCAGCTTGGTCTGCTGTGCCGCCGCCAATCAACCTTATATTGCTACTAGCACCTGCCGAAACATTGCTTGTAGAACCACCGTTTACTTTCCAATTCCATGCAACGTAGTTCTGTCCTGTTTGGTTAAAATATAATTTATTGGTATTATCATGCAGAAGAGTAAACCCATCGGAATCAAATGAATCAAGACCCCAACCACTTTCAGTAAATTCAGAATTATCTGCAGATGAAAAAAGAACCTTGTGTGGACCTCTGACAGAATCATACAGTCGATGAGCAGTGCTACCACTTGACCTATTTTTTAACCAGACCCAATCGGGTTGAAGCCCAGCACCTGTAACATTGTTTGTTGAACTGTTACCGGAATAAAGCACCGTATTAAAGAAATCTGCTGGCTCTTCGTCCTGTGCAGGGTCGATGCCGGGGTCTGGTAAATTATCTGCACATAAAGACATTGTAGAGTCAACACCGCTTGGTGTGTTTGTCCACTGGTCTGCCGCAAATCTAGCAATACATGAAGCCCCATTAAATGGACCCGCAACAAAATGAAACTCACCTGTTAATCCAGTTTTTGCCGGAGTTCCACTATTCATGGCAGTGCCGTTTTTATAAAAAACTAAATCACCATTTGCTTTTCGCCACACACCAATAACATCATTATTGGTAAAACTTACTCCATAAGAACCACTAGAATTTTGATCATAAAAACTGCCATCTTCCCTGATAATATAAGCATTAGCAAACACAACAGAATCATTTGCAGATTTCGCACTGCCATCCTCAATGCCAACCGCCATATCGACACCGCCGCCCAAATTGCTAGTCATTTTTAGTTCAAAAAAAGCATCAGTGCTTGCTGGCATTTTAATACTTGAACGAGCCAAAGACCTAGCAGAATTACCAGAGTAAGACAAAGCAAGGTTGCCCTCGGTAAAAGTTAACAAGGTTTCAGCATCAAGTACATTAAACACACTGTGGTTATTTGTAGGGCTATCAACAACAACATCATCTGCTGTAAGGCTGGTTACAGAAAAATCATTTGTGTTTGCAGATTCATCATCACCGATAGCACTACTATCATCGAACGGCAGGTAAAAACCATTGTTACCGTGTGAGCCACTATATTCTTTTGGAACCCAAATACCTGTCTTTGTTTCCCCAAAATTACTTGGTGCAAGTAAACTACCATCAACAAAATTAATTTCAGCCATGTAGCCGTGAAAATCGCCACCCGGATTTGACTGATAAGTACGATTACCAATGTAGTGTGGGTAAGTAGTTTTGTTTATCGTTCTATACGTTGAAGATGTTGAACCTGATGCAACTTGAGTTCCGTTCACATAAAGAACAACATTTCCATCTTCATCGTATGTAGCAACAACGTGATACCATGCTGAAGTATCTCGAAAAACCGCAGTGCTTTGTACATTAACGGTATAAGTTGCAGCATTGCTAAACTGAAAAAACCATAACTTGTCAGTATTTGTAAAACCTAAACCAGCTGTAACATAGGTTGACGCTTGTGATGAAGACACAAATAAAAACTTAAACGCACCTATAGTAGAGCGTTTAACCCATCCACTCCATGTCCAGTCTCCACCAGTTGAACCAAACGTCTCCTTTGAAAGATACCCACCTCCTGTTGACTCAGGAAACCGCAAAGACTGATTTATGGTGTAATCATAAAAACCTGTGCTTGCGTCACCCGCACCTTGTGCTTTAATTAAAGACATCTATAACCCTTATGTTAACGCTGCAGAGGCAGACACAAGAATAGTATTGTTGCCACTAGCCGCACTACAGTAATATGCTAACT